CTATCGCCAGCGTGAAAGTGTTAAGGGTGGATACGCTTATGAACGTGCCACCAAGTATCGCAAAAATGTTGAGTTTGCTCTTAACGAAATGGAGCGGTTACTTGCCGCTGCTGTCACTGTTTACAATGACGTAACTGGCGAGACATTTGACGTTCAATTACCTGAGTATCGGGATAATTCACCGAAGCTTAAAACTGAAAACACTAAAATGGATGAACGTCAGGAACAACGGCTTGCTTTGGCCGATGCTGAAAACGCTGATTTAATAGCTGAAATGATGGCTGAAAGTGACAAAAAGTTAGAGCCTGTTGAAAATCAGGTTCAAGCTTATTTGGATGCAATTCCGCAGCCAAATTACAAACAAGATCCACGGTTCACAGACGGTGTTACCACTACTGAGGACGATGAGATCGATATTGCTAACGGTACAATCAACGATGATATTCTTGACGGTCAAGGATACACTATCAACGATTACGACAATGCAATGTTTGATAGAAAAACGGGATGATACCGGCCCCTAAAATGTCGGACTTGCTAGGGGCGATCTTGCTCCTAGCATGGCTATTCATAGCTTTAAGTAGCGAACCGTAGAAACCGCAGCTTCCCGTAAAAAGACCAGGATTTTCGTACCTCAATCTTGGTCTTTTCACTAGCGTTTTCTACAAAAAAACCAAACAATATCAATAGCGGCGGCCGTTGCAGAGGCAAGGCAAGCGCTACATCTGGGAGATATTATGACTGATCAATTTATTTCTTATCCACAACGCATTGCACATCAATGCGCTGAAACAATCATTCGTCTTATGAAAAAGGATGGCCTTAACTGGACAAAAGAATGGATTTCACCCTTGCCAAATTGCAACGCAATTACTGGTCATCAATATAGTGGTTCTAATACTATTACTACATCTCTTAATGCACTCAATTTTGGCTGGACAGATCCGCGTTGGATTACTGCCGCTGAGTGCAAGCGGCGCGGCATATCTTTTAAAGCATGTAAAGCCACTCCCATTTTTTATTACAAACCTAAACAAAAACTAGAAAGTGAACCAAATGACAAAAATCTTTGGAGCGGTCTTAAATGGTATAATGTCTTTAACCTCGATCAACTCAGTCTTACGGCTGAGAATTGTGAAAATTTTATCAAATTACCCGAAGCCGATATTCGGGTTGAAACGCAGCGTTTTAGCGACATTGATAATTTTATCAGCAAATGTGGAATACAGATTAAAGAAGCTAATTCAGCTTTTTATCGTAAAACCGATGATAGCATTAATATCCCTCCCATTGAGAATTTCAAAACTGATTTGGGGTATTATTCAGTTCTTCTTCACGAATTTATACACGCTACTGGTGTCCCTGATCGCTGCGCTCGACAATGTTATGCTGACTATCATTACATGGAAAAACAAAGAGCGCGGGAAGAACTCGTCGCAGAACTCGGAAGTGCGCAACTTGCCGTCTGGTTCGGAATAACCAAAGAGCCAGACATTAATAACGCAGCTTACATTAAACATTGGGTTGAGCTGCTTGAAAATCATCCATCTGAAATTTTCAAAGCTGCTCGTGATGCAGCAGATGCAATTACTTGGATTAAGGAGATAGTAAAATGCCATATGCCAATGGAGGAATTGGATGGCAGCGTAGCGACACAAGCCGCCTAGCTGCTCATTCAGTACGCAATTCTGCAAAAACAATTCGTCACAGAATTATATCTTATATGAAACATAACAGTCCTCAAACAACTGAACAAATTGCTTCAAATTTAAGACTTACATACCGTGAGGTTCAGCCCAGAATTTCAGAGTTACATAATGCGTCAAGAATACGTGACACAGGTAATCGTATTGTTGGAAGTTACGGTAGAAATGTTATATTATGGGCCTTTAGGAAATAAAAAACTGCAAACGCAACGTAACAAAAGAAATCTATTGTTCTTTACACAGTTTCCTGAATACTGAAAGAATCATTATTAGTTTACACTATTAAGGAGTAGTCTATGCCAATACTGAGATCACTTCTTGACGCTTTGCAAGATAAGAATTTAATAGATAATGCAAAAATTACTTACAGAAAAAAAAGCAAAGAAGAAATTGTAACAATTGTTTTTTCTGATAAAAACTCTAATGTTTTAGACTCTGAGGTAAATCTGTGGTTTGAGACAAATGACGAGGATAGCAATTAAACATATTCATAGAGTTAAAAAAACTCTTAAATGTGGTAAAATTGCTGAATATCATTACATTGAACGCGGCGGCCCAAGGTTTTGGGCTTCAACTGATTTAGTTGAAAAAAATGGCCCTGCTTACTTTGCTTTATACAAAGAAGCTTTAGGCGATACGCTTCCAAGCAAAAACCTTTTTAGAGAAATTATTATTGCTTATTTAAAATCGCCCGAATTTAAAGCACTGGCAGAACGCACACAACAGGATATTAATGGAAGCATTAAACATCCTGACGGGATTGATGCCAAATTTGGTAGCGCTCCTTTGCAAGCGTTTAACGATTATCGCATACGCAAAACAGCATATGCTTGGCGGGATCAGCTTGGTGAACGCTCTAAACGAACGGCCGATGCTAGGCTATCCCATTTAGCTGCTATTGTGACATGGGCATTAGATCGAGGTTATTTAGTTCAGCACCATCTGCAAAAAATTAAAAAATTATATAAAGTAGATCGATCTGAAATAATTTGGACACAAGCTGAAATAGATGAATTTTGCGCAATCGCGCCGCAATGGGTATCTAATATCCTTATTGTGGCTACTGAAACTGGACTAAGACCAGGAGATTTAGCAAAATTAAACAAAGCGCATGTAAAAACCACCTCAACAGGCAAAAGAATTGTGCTGCGCACTGGAAAGCGCGGCAAAGTTGTCAGTATTCCACTCACAAATCGTTTAAATGACCTAATTTCCTCACTTCCTAACGATCAAATCCAAATTTTAGTTGGAGCAAGGGGGGGGGGTATTAAAAATTCTGATATTTTGGGTCAGACAGTTGGAAAATGGAAAAAGAAAACCTCAATTCGAGCAGATTTGCATTTATATGACGCTCGAGGCACCGCTGCGACTAGATTATTTAAAGCAAATGCAACTTTAAAAGAAATTGCGCTTGTTATGGGCTGGTCAGTTCAACATGCAGCAAAAATGATTGAGATTTATTGCTCAATTAATCCTGAGAACAACGACGATGTTCTTGTTAAACTCCAACAACCAGATTTGTTTAGCTAACTGCTAATCTTTGGTTGATTCCTGTCAACAGGCCGCTACGCTGGGCCTGTGTGACACGCCTCAACTGCAAGATTTGCTGTTTTGTCTGTAAACTGAGGTGTAAACCCAACTTTTTTTTATTTTTTTAAAACAGAAAAAAGTCAATAAAATCAATGGTCGGGACGGCAAGATTCGAACTTGCGACCTACGGTACCCAAAACCGAATGAATTAACTGTTTACAAACAGTTTTTCTGTAAACTATTTTAAGTTTACGGCCAAAAATATCAATTACTTATAATTAATCTGTAAACTCAGGGAGCTTACAATGACCGATACATCTGTATCTAAAAAACCGTTTAAAATAAGTGAGGCAGTAAAACCGCCAAGATCTCGAATTAATCTTTCAGATCCTAAAGGCGAAGAACTTTTTAATTTGAGAAACCCACGTCGAGAAGACGTTGAACGTCTACAAGATGAATTAACAGTTTTGAAATTAGACAACCTCAAATATCAAGAAGAAAATATAAAGCTAAAAGATCGTATTAAAGTTTTGCACGATAATTTAGCAAAACAAACCACATCGTATCGAGAGTGGTGAGCCCAACACAGCGCAGCCTCAAATATTTGCGAAATAATGGTTGGCATTGCGAAATAGTCGAACGGTTTTCTCCATTCACCAAAGTTCGACAAGATTTATTTGGCTTTGCTGATCTGTTGTGTCTGAAACAAGATTTTCCTCCTTTACTTGTCCAAGTCACTTCGACGGGCTGGTCTTCCCGCATTCGCAAAATAAATGCAGAGCCGCGCGCGTGTCTTGCGCTGGCCGTGGGTTTTTCCATCGAAGTCCATGGCTGGCGCAAGCTTAAAACCAACAATAACCGTTGGACGATTAAAATAACAAATATCGAAAAGGTTGACGCGAAATATGTCCTTCCAAATGTTTAAGATTATTAACGAGTTAAATTGTTTTACGCCGCTGCAAAAACTTGTTCTTTACGAACTTGCAGCATTTAAAAACAATGTAACTGGCGTTTGTAATCCATCGCCAGAACGCATTGCGTTAAGTTGTAAAATGACAGCACCTCAAGTGCGTCGAATTTTAGAACAATTAATAAAAAATAATATTATTGAACGAAGCCCTATTGGTTGGCAGTTCAATTTAAAACTTCCTGACAAAAATTTTGTCTCAATTCCGCTTGATTGGTTTCCAAGTAACAAAGCGTTGCAAATTTTAACCGAAACCTATCCCCATCATTACTTTGACAGCGAGGAAGCCGCTCATGACTTTATTAAATTCGTCAACGGACGAGAAATCTCAATTGAACCAGCCGCTCGAGACGCAAGTTTTATCGCAAATATCTCAGCAATCCTTGAACGTAGACCCGCTGGTCATGTCAAAATCGGTTATCAAAAAAACGATCAACGACAAAGTTTATTCAGCACTCTCTTTAATTGAAGCTAAAAAATACCAAAGCTTACACAGTTGGTTAGAAATGCGAACATTTCACACAAAAAAAAACACCGAACATCTGTGTCATATTAATCATCAAGCTTATTGCATCGAAAAACGTCTTCACAATGACAAAATCATTGAAGCAATAAACTTTTTAACTGCTGAACAAACCGCAACAACACATAAAAATATCAAAGCAATTTTGTTTGAGCTTTTTATTGTTACGCGAAGACAATCACTCATTCAATCTGACACAGATTTAGAAATTTTGTTTCAGACGTATGTTAAAAATCTTCTGCATTATCCAATCCCTTGCATTCAATTTATTTGCCAAGAGCAAATGACACACAATGCTTGGTTTCCCACACTTTCAAATTTGAGAATGAAACTCGATGCACTGCTCGGTGACATGGCGTTTTTGCGTCAAATTTTAGTCAACAAACTGGAGGAACGCCTTGTCAGTTACAAATAAAATGCGTCAAAAATATATCGGCTCGTCTGATGCCCGAAACATTATGTATTCAAACTGGTCTGACTTGTTTGAAAAAAAGACAGGGCTTCGTGAGCCTGATGATTTGTCTGATAATTTTTCTGTGCAGCTTGGCATTGCAACTGAGGATTTTCATATAGAATGGACTACTCAGCGCATTGCTCAACATGATTTTCCATGTCATGCCACAAGCAAACAAAAATTCTATAAATTAACAACGCATAATGGAACGCCGCTTGGCGCTCACACAGACGCAATAATTGTCGCTGGTAATGCGCGTTATGTTTTAGAAGTTAAGCATTCTATGCGCTTCTCAAACGCTGTAGAGGCTGCTGAATTTTACATGCCGCAGCTTCAACATCACATGATTTGTGCTAAAAAAAGCGTTGCTTGTTTATCTGTAATCATAGGCAACAAAGAACCAGATCGCGCTTGGATCGAAGCTGATCAAGACTATCAAAACGATTACATCAGACGTTGTGACGAGTTTTGGCGATTGGTTGAAAGCCGATCACCGCCTCATGGGTATAAACCCGTCGAAGAAAAGCGATCTCACACAGATCAAATCAAAATTAACGGCATGACACGGCGCTCGCTCGAGCATTCTAATCATGCTCAAGAGCTTGTTGATAAATACATCATCAATCAGCCCGCAGCTATAACGTTCAACAAAGCAAAAGACGAACTTAAAGCTCTTATGAGCGAGTCAGAAGCTGAACTTTATCACCCTAAATTAACGCTTAAACGCAATAAGCGTGGCGCAATTTTAATTAAGCATAACAAGGAGTCATCAGATGCTTAAACTTACAATTCTCGATCAAACTGCATGTGATTGGGTTAGATCAGTTGCAGATAATAAATCCAAAGAAAATCTTGATATACAACTTAAGCAAATCCACACCCAATCCCAAGCTCTTAAAGCAACTTTTGAGGCAATGGTTGGCCCAAACATGTATATGTATAGCGATTTGCCTTCTGATTTGTTTTATAATTTTCATCATTATTTACAAATTCTTGATAAAACAATTGCTGAATTTGATAAGCAACAACACGCAATAGCTGATGAATTGCTTGAAACGCTTACCTCCCATCAGGAGGCAGCGGAATGACTAATCAAGAATTTGTAAATAGAGATCCGTTGAAAAAAAGCGTTAGCCAATCTCTGCTTAAAAAATATGAAGAAAATAATTTGCTTCAAAACAAAAACCTTAAAGACGCTATGTCTAAGGTTAATGATTTAAACAGAACTCACGGCATTGTTCAGCGCGGCGGCAAAAAATACACAGAAGTATTTGTTCGTGTCGAAGCGTTTAGAATGGCGTTTGGTACATCTTATGGAATTTCAACAAACATTCTTCAAAACGATGGAAAATGTGTTGTTGTTCAAGCAAAAATAACAGACCCAAATGGATTTGTTATTGGCTCTGGCATTGCAGAGGAAATTCGTGGTTCAGGCCATGTTAATAAAACAAGCGCAATTGAAAATTGTGAAACAAGTGCAATTGGTCGCGCTTTAGCAAGCCTTGGGCTGCATGGTGGAACTTACGCCTCCATTAACGAAATGGACGGTGTAGATCGAAAATCTCAAGCCATTCAAAAAACGTCTTCTCCTAAAATTAAATCTCAACCCCCTCAACAACAAACTAATGGAGGTCTTTAATGACTGAATATGACAACACAAACAGCGGTGTGGTTTATAAACCATATGAAGATCAGCAATTTGCTGGCGCTGGCAAATTAAACATCGAAGGTACTGATTATAAAATCATTACCGTTAAAGAAAGCCTGTCTAAAGGCGGCGATCCTGTGCGCGTTGTGTATGCCCGTATGGGTGTTCTTTTTAACAACGATCAAAAAGGCAATGACAAAGCGCCTCAATTTTCTGGGCCTATCGACACGCATCCAAGTTTAAGAATGGCTGCGTGGGTCAAAGAAAAAGACGGTATGCATTACATGTCTTTAAATGTTTCTGAAAAGCAACAAGCTGCCGCTGCAGAAGCACCGCAATCAGCCCCAATTCATCAAACAGATGACGATATTCCGTTTTGAATTGCAAAGGCTGCGATACACCAAAACGGTGTAATCTTTTGCAAAAGTGTCGCCGCGAGCAATTATCTGCGGCGATGCTTGTTAATTCCGATTCCACAAACCTCGTCATTTTGCCAATGAGGAAAACTTATGCAAATAAAAGCACCAAAACTATTAAGTGATTTTACGCCTTTTACCGTTGGTTATGTTCTTGGCGTATCAACAATGGCATCCCCTGCAATCGCCGTTGTTTTTGCAATATGCGGCGTCTTTTATTTGTTTTTAAAATATCAGAGGACACTATGATTAATTTGCACGACATACCGTCATATGAAAAATTTAAACAACGTCAGTTTGAGGAAAAAAAAGCTTATTTTGAATCTTTAAACGCTCTTAAAATTACTCAAGCTCAAGCCGCTGAAATCTGCGGATTAAGTTATCGTCATTTTCAAAGTTATATTCGCAGATATAATATAAATTGGTATAACAGGCGTCCGTATTTTGCAGATCAAACAAACTATCAACGTCTTAGCACAAAATCTTTCAAGCAAGAAAATGATGTAAGATTTTGGCATAAGAAAAAATTTAAAACCCACGAAATTGCTGCAATGTTAAATCTTAAACATTCACTTGTAGACAAAATCTTAGAAAAAATTGATTAATTGTGATGGTACATTTCGAGCGCCGTTTTTAAAGTTTCTTGATTACGGCGCGTCCATCCTCTACCAAAATGCTCAAAAGTTTTTAGTTTCTCGTAAAACTTCTGACGCTGTTGATACACATATTCAATTATGTCACCCGCATCATGATTAGAAATAGCTTGTAAAGTTTTTGGCCCAATCGCGCCATCAGGTTTAGCAGACACAAATCTTTGAATAACTTTGCTCACTCTGCCACTGCCAGAATTAACAGCCCAATCAAAAGCACACCAATCTAAACCGCTTTCAAGATCATCTCCGCGCACTCGATCCCAGTAATTTTTTTTGTAAATAGGCGCTACATCTTCCGCAGTTAAACCTTTCATTTCGCCATCTACTACTTGGCTACCTTTCCATTGCTCAAAAACAGCGCGTGTAACTCCAAGATTTGTTTCCCCACCAGGATCTTTTGGATGATGAACATATCCTCCTTCGTGATGAAGGAGCATTTTTAAGCATTTATTAAAATTCTGTTTCATTTCATAAATCCTTTTACTGTTCTTATTCCAAAACTGGCAGCAATCGAGGCATACATTCCCCATTGAATAAACGTGGGGGTTGCCTCAAGATTGGCAAATCCCTGTTCCATAGTTGGTTGTAAGCTAGGAATAAAATTAGCGAGCAACAAAGCCACAAAGCAAAGTGTCCAAAGCTCGTCTTTCCAAGAATTATTAGACGCATCAATTGCAGATTGTTCCCAATCTGTTTCTGACGTTGCTTTTTTAAGCGCAAGTTCTGCTTTGCTCTTTTGAATTGCGGTTTTTCCATCAAGCCAAGATGTTGCTAAGCCGCCCACGGCTCCGATAATTTGACCAATCATTTCTCATGCCCCAGCCAAACGGCAAAAGCACCTGTCATTGCGCCTGTTACAGTTGCTGTAAGCGCTGTTGCTTGCGAAGTCATAGCTTCTGGTGGCAACGTCATAAACCAGTTTAAAACGTCGAGATATGCGTAGCACATCACAGCCATCATAACGCGCGGAAGCAGCTTCCACGCGAGCACACGTTCCATTGCTATTGTCATTTTAAACCTCTCAGAAATTCAGTGAAAAAATACAGCGAGGCAATGCCGCCCACGCTTAAAACCGTCACAATACTCCATGTGACATAACGAATAATTTGAGCAATTTGCTTTTGACGCGCTTCCGCTTCTTTTTTGCGCTCGACGCGCATTTTAGCTTCAAAAGCCAGAAATTTATCCCAAGTGCCACTTTTTGCGTATAAGCGGCATATTGACTCAAGTTCTTTGCGTTGCTCGGAAAGTTTTTCCAAAGCCATAAACTCGTCGAAATCATTGCCAGTTTTGCCCATAATTTTGGCAAACAAGCCGTTGCTTTTGCGATTGCCTCGAGCTTTTAATTCTTCTTCTGCGCCAACAAGATTTTTTAAAGGGGCCAGAAAATCACTAACCTCTTTGCCGTTTACAATAAATTTCTTGATTGTTGAGTATGCAGCATTTGCAGCTGCTAACTCAGCTAACAATCTAAATCTTGGATTTCACACTTAGCCAAATCGCTGCTCCAATAAAGACAAGTATTCCTGTCGTTACGAGGCGAATGGCAGTTCGACCTATTTCCGTTTGAATGTTACGCCAGCTTGATACTAATTGGCGCATGTCTTCTAAATCTTTAGTTGCAGTTTTATCTTCCAAGCCCAAACGCTCAAGAGCTTCTTGCGCTCCTGTTTTTGCAGCTTTGTGCAACATGTCTTGTAATTCATCTTTGGTAATTTCAATCATGCTACGCGCTTCCATATTCCATTGTCTTTTACAAAAGATTGGAGCGGCGAAACCCAATTGCCTTTATAATTAACGTAAGGCGCAACTAATTTCCATTGGTTATCGTGATAAGCATAAGAATAAGCTAAGAAATCAATAACATTTGCACTTGCTGCAATTGTCGAGGTTGCAGTCAATCTTGCATGAAGCCCGTCAATATAATTAGGAACAGCAACAAGTGAAGTTGTAGCTCTTAGCTGAGCGCCTAAATGTTCTGGAACAATGTAAGCCTCAAAATTTAACAGAGCATCAACTGTAATATTTTGCGCTCGATGTCCTGTAACAGTAGCAGCAAAATTAAATGCCGCATTCGTTTCAACATTTAATCCAAGTTTACTAATAACATTTGCAGTAAACTCGGCGTTAGCATTTACTTCAGCATTAACACCTAATTTACCTGTGACTAATGCACTGTAATCAAAGTCAGCATTTGTTTCAGCATTTAAAGCTAATTCGCCTGTTACATTTGCGCCAAAAGCATAAATAACATTGCTTTGTGCATCTTGAGTAAGACTTCCAACAGCATTTGCAATAAATTCTAAATCTGCATTAGCTTCTGCGTTAGCTGCTAACTCGCCAGTAACATTAGCTGCAAAATCTAAATCTGCATTAGTGTTTGCGTCAGTTGCTAATTCACCTGATGCATTTGCTGTAAACGCGTAAATAACATTAGAGTCTGCGTCAGTTGCAAGTTCACCGATGGCATTTGCAGAAAAATCAAAATCAACGCTGGTTTCTGCGGGAATATCAATAGTGCCAGTTGCGCTACCAGTAAATTCAAAATCAGAATTAGCAATCGTATCTGTTGTTAAGCTGCCAATAGCGTTGCTTGTAAAAGTTAAATTTGAATTAACATCTGCATCCAATGGCAATGAAGCAGTTGCGTTTGTTGTAAATGCAAAACTGCTATTTGCTTCTGCATCAATAGTTAAAGAGCTAGACGCATTTGCTGTAAATTCGCCATTTGCATTAACTTCAGCGTCAATTGACTGCTCTGCTTCATTAGCGCCAATAAAAGAAAAAGCAGAATTAACACTGGCATCAACAGTTAAACTGCCAACGTTTGTTTGTGTAAATTCTAAGCTGGCATTTATTGCCGCATCATCTGAAAGAATAGCATCGCTATCGTCTGTAAGTGCAAAACTTGCATTTACATTTGCATCAACAGTTAATGAACCAGATGCACTTGATGTAAACTCACCGCTTGCGTTTGTTGCAACATCAACAAAACTGACTGCTTGATTTGAAGCAGTAAAATTAAAACTTGCATTAACATTTGCTTCTAATGCAAGCTGACCTGACGCAGAAGACGTAAAAGCAATGCTTGGATTTGCTTCTGCATCCACAAAACTTGTTGATTGATTAGAAGCAGTAAAACTAAACGCAGCATAAACATTTGCATTTTGAGCTAATTGCCCGTCAATGCTGTCTGTAAATTCAAAATCTGCGCTAGGCGCTGCATTTTGCGCTAATTGACCAGTAATGTTGTCGGTAAATGCAAAACTTGCATCTACTTCTGCTAAATCAAATACATTAGCAGATGCAGTTATTAGTGCATTTGAACTTAATGACGATGCTGCTGATTGAGTTAAAGACGCTACAGCTGCAATTGTGCTGTTTGCGCTCAACAAGCCAGTGCCTACTCTTGATACTGTACTGGCTGAAATTTTTGAACCAACTGCATTTAAATCTGCTGATGCTGTTTGCGTTAATGCAGATAGCGCGGAAATAGATGTACTCGCACTAAGAGCAGAAGTTGCTGGCTGAATAAGTTTAGCCGCTGCCGCTAATGACGCGCTTGCGTTTAAACTTAAATTTGAAATTGTAGTTAAATTTGCTGTCGCTAATATAGCGCTACTAGCGCTTAATGCACTTGTTGATGAATGTGTAAGAAACGCAGCCGAAGTTAAAGAACTGATCGCATTTAAATTTGAAGCCGCAAGTTGCGTAAGACTCGATGCAGCTAATACAGAACTGCTTGCGCTTAATGACGTAGATCCTTCATGCGTTAATTTTGCATTAGCTAAAACAGAACTATTTGCACTAAATGACGCGGTTCCGACTTGCGTTAAACTGCTCGCAGAAACTTTTGAGCCAATTGCAGACAAAGATGCAGAGGCTGTTTGTGTAACGCTAGATGTTGCTAATAGCGTACTGCTTGCTGCAAAAGTTGCAGAAGCTGTTTGCGTTAAAGTCGGCGTTGATGTTTGCGTACTACTGGCAGATAAAGTTGCTGCTGCTAATTGCGTCACACTTGATGTAACCGCAAGCGTACCAGTAGCGTTTAAAGACGCTGATCCTTGTTTTGTTATGCTTGCTGTAGCTGTTAAAGAACTTGTTGCAGCAATAGATGCGCTGCCGCTATGCTGTTGGCCATCCTCAAGTAAACTTGCAAGTGGTGCTGATGCGAGAGGACTAAAGCCTAGCATTGGTTAGCCTTCTAATGAGGAGACAAGGGTGCTGAGATTTGATGCGTTGCTCATAAAATCACCTTATGGTTTCGTAGGCCAAGTAACATTAAACGGAAAACCCGATTGAAAAGGGATGTCTCGCAAAGCTTGCCTATAAGCAGTCATTTCAGAAGACATTGTGCGATCAGATAAAGCATACACATCTGTATCTTCTAAAAGTGAATCCCTTGTGGAACGTGTGTTTTCTGACGCTGCGCTTTCTGAAAGATTGCTTGCTGAATAAGATAAAGTCCAAGTGCCTTCAGTTAAAGCAGGAGCTTCAGAAGGGGTTACTGTTTGATACCTGTCATCGTGATCTGGAATATCGGTTCTTACAATATAAACACCCCAATCAGCCAAAAGAGAGCTTGTAAGTTTTCTAGGGAAGCTGACAGTTGGGTTGTCAGATTTTAAATCCGCTAGTGAGTACGGAAATGTGTGGATACTGTTATCCGAATTTACTTTAATATACATTGCTCATCGCCGTTCCGTTACTGTTAATTCCACCTATCAAGTTTGTGTTTACCAACGTTAGCCCAGCGTGATCTAGCTGATAATGCCAGCCCGTTGAAGCGCTTGCGTTTCCGCTGGTATAAGTCAGTGCAAAATTTGTGTAAGTAGATTGGCTCACGCTTGAAGCTGAACCAAGATTAATTAAAGTAAGAGTTTCAGTTGCATAACCACTAAAAATCAAAACTCTGTTTCCGTTTTCATCTATTGTAGAAGCTACGTCAGTTCCTCTGTTAGTAGAACTAGTGTTATTATGCCCTATATCATTAGTATTTATTCTTTGACCTGCGGTTAAAACAGGCATTAAAACTTGCCCTGCCGTATATGTACTTCCCAAATCGCTTAAATCTAAGAAAGATATTTGGGTAATGGCAGCATTTGAAACGCCCTGAACATAATGCAGAACTTCGTTTGTATCATCGACTGCATAAAACCCTGTGTAGCGCCCGCCTGTGTCAGTTGTATTATAATAAGTAAGCCCAACGGCTGAGTTACCTTGATTTATGTAATCTCCAATGCGGGTGTGATTACTTACATTTGAGTCACTTACATCCCAAACTTCTGGACCCCCAACCAAATCACCAGATCTAAAAACTATTTTCTTGCGAGGCCAGTAAACAACATCTGATCTATTTAATGTGCCAGACGGTAAACTAGCGTTTTGCGCAGTGCCTGATACATAACCACTTGCAGACGGTGCAGCAAAAACTGTTAGGCTACCCGAGGCCCCATTTGCAACAAGGTCACTGTAATCAATAGAGGTAAACCTTTCGCTTCCAGCAAATACCATTTGTCGGCTTGTATCTACCGCAATCTTAGTAAAAAAATTTAAATTATTAGAATTAGTATAAGTCCCTAAGAGTGTAGGAGATCCACTAAAACTTGTCTTCCAAGAAGAAACATCCCAAAACGCTATTATATCACTTAGTTGACCGACTGTAATTAAAATGTCTGAGCTTGAGTCATAGTGGCAATTATAACAACCGTTCATATTAGATGAATCATTAAAAGACCCAAGGATAGACATATTGGTTGGGTCAGAAATATCAATTACGGTTATACTGTCCGATGTTCTTGAGGCTACCCATAAATAGTCGTTTACAGTATCGACAAAACCACCAATAGCAAAATTTAAAGTTGTAGAATTAGATACAGAAGAAGCTGGAGTAATGTCGTGCGACTGAAACATTGTGCTGACGTCAATGCTTATGACTGTATCTGTGTTAGGACTAGCTACGAAAATATAAGGAGTAACACTAGCCGCCGCTGCCGCTTTATTTACGCCAATTAATTTTCTCGCTATGCTGCTCACGACATTGCATCCCCAGCGTGGAACCCATAGTAATTCGTGCCGCCATCCTGAGTGTAGAATACGAACACATCAGTCTCACCACTAGCGGTTGCTGTGGGAGCAGAGCCGCCAGCCCAATCAACAGAAGCAGGCCAAGTCTGAGTGATTGTTGCGGAAGGAGAAACCTTTAGCGTAAATCCAAAAGCCGTCCCAGAAGATGGTGGGTTTGAAAATACATAAGTTGTATTGCCCGAAGGTGCGTGAGAAAATACGTTACCAGTAGACAGGTCTAAAGTTCCGCTACTTTCTGTACCCACAGTTTCCTGATAGGTTACGGGTTTTAAATCGCTAATAAAAGCAACACCACCAGAGCCAGTAGATTTTAAAAGCTCCCCTGCATTAGCGTCATCGAGGA